CCCTACCCCAATGTTTCTTAAGGCTGTCATTGGCCAGCCATAAACCCGACAAGTTTCACATCGGCCTTATTTACACTATACAATGACTATGTGGGAAATAGTCACAGGCTTTATCAAAACTTTCGGGTTTCAAACAACAATACTTCTCAAATTCTTTAGTAATAGAGCTTGTCTAACTGAGGTAAAAATACTTCTTCTAAAGGGTGTTTTATGTGTAAGATTGCAGTTTCAATTTGGTTTATTTCTTCCCTAGTCAAACCAAACCTTTCATAAAACCATTCCACACAATCTTCATAATCAGAATCTCTTATGTCTGTAAAAACCCTATACGGATCAGAAAATTCGTTTTCATATATGATATCTGTAGGTTTACCTAATTGTATCATTTTCCTAGCTATGACATCAAAAATAGGTAAATTACTAGCCCAAGACCTTAGACACATTCCTTTAGACCACAATATTTCTAAGGACACCCTACCATAATTTTTAATATCTGGTGTCACTTTTGTCGTAAACGGTAATGTCTGAAAACATCTATCAGGCTTTCTTATCATCCTTAAAGAACCATCTCTTCTACGGAAGAAACAATTTGACAGATATGTGCAATATTGGATGGGTTGTATATGAACCATTTTAACTATTAGTCCCAACCCATGATTTTGACGTTTGTTGTTAGATGCAAAATACAAAGCTACATTTTCTTGTAAAACTCTCTTGACCTCTTCATCTAACATACCTAAAACATCATCTCCCTTAGCCAACAACACAAAAGGTTTATAACCTTTTCGATACCCATCACCATAGGGGTTCAAACCAGACTTCCAACCAACGAAAAGCCAAGCTATTATACTACAAATAGTATTAGCTAACGTGGTCCATGTATCTCCAGAAGCCCTTGTCGGTACTCTGGCTTCAATTTCACCCCTCAATATTTGTATAATTATTTCTTCACTTTCTTTAACTGCTTGAACAACCAATTCTGGATTTAATGGGTCTTTCCATACAATAAGTGGATTTCGAACTATTTTCTTTATCAATTTAGTAAACATTTTCAACATTCGAACAGTATTGGTTGAATCATATTGGGAAAAATCTCCTTCCATTCCCATTAAATTCTTAAATAATGGTATGAAATAATCTAAAAATTTACAAATTTCATCCCAATTTTTAGATCCACAATAAGGTTTCCAATACTTACTTAGTACACTTTCTAAGTACCACATTATAGGCCCTGTTATAAGTTTCTTAACATCGTCAGGTGGAAAAATACATCTTTCCTTAACAGTATTCAATTCTGTATCTATGTATTCCTCTTCAACTTCAGATATCTGCAATTCAGTTTTCGTAAATGCTTGTACTGTATTATACAGGCCCTTCTTATAGTCTCCCATTTTCTTTACAGACCTTTTAATATTCTCCCGATATTTAAGTGGATAATGTTTCAACCAGTCATCAATGTCTAAAACAACACCTCCTGATTCAGTAACAAATCCATCTATTAAGTCTATAAAGCCATCAAAGAACCTCTCAAATTCATCAAACTTTCTTTCTTCTGGCATAACTAAATTACCTGTTGCTCGATAAACAGCTGCCAAATTAGTTCTAATACAGTTATGTTTAACAGTTGGAATCATTTTCTTATAACCATGTAACCAAGGTCCTACTTGTCCTGCAAGTATTTTATTTCCTGCCTTACACGGTAACTTCAGAATAGTGTATTCTCCTGTACAATTCTGAACATCATACAACATATTTCTGAATTTAAACTTAGTGTCATAAAACCCTCTAGTTTTAAACCAATCCAACCTATCAGGTATTGTAACACAACTAGATCTTAACCATTTTCTTTCTAATTTATCTTGTGTTGGAAGTATTGCTCTAACAACTCTTTTCCCACAATAATAAATTAACATTATCATCAAAATGATGAACATTACGGTTAAATCACTTCTGATATACGGTTGTTTGGCTGCAGCACAGGGTATCTTCTGTAGCAAAGTTGTTAAACAACAAGTGTGGGCATATTTAACTATTATTCGTTGGGCATCTTGAACAGTTCGCATCTCGTTTATATCTTCTTCAATTTCTTCTTCGACATTTCGATATTTCAACCAGAAATGTAAAGATATAACAAGGCAAAGTCCAACAAAAATCAACACTATCCACCACCACTCTACTTGAGTTTTCACTACTTTTCCTGCTGCAACTACGGGTAAATTTATCATCGACACTACAAGAATTTTAATGATATTATAAATTTTACTGTTAACATCAAACCTCGATTGTTCAATAATTTGTGTTGGTTCCGTAAATAGGAAGAATTCAGCTAAATCTTCCTCTGGTCGTTCAAAGAAGTTAGAATCTACTATTTCTGTAGGTTCTATAATCATCTCATCATTCTCATCAATCATGAACCCTGTATTTAATTCTTCTAATTCAGGCACTGGACCTTCTATCACAAATTCTTCATACTCTATATCCTCCCCTTGTAATTGTAAATTATACAACCCCAAAGATATTAGAGCCAATGGTAAATCAATAGTATTATAATGATTTATTTGATCTGCGGCTTCTACTCCCTGGTAATAACCCAACATCAAAATCATAACTAAAGCTACCAATATATGGGTTTTAGCAATTTTGTGCAATATCTTCATAATAACTTTAAAGCACAAAATAAAAGTTATCACTGCTATCATATAATTCAACCAAGAATGAGCTGTAATAACAAATGACAACATTATGTACCCACTAAGAATCGGTGTCAACATACCCACCAGTAATATATTCAATATATATTTCACTCTTCGTTTCCAATTACATTTATGTAAAATCAATCTATAAAGGTTGATTAATTGCAAAACGACACAGTTGGTTAACACTACTACAATGAATATAAATGTTCTATTCACTGGTTGTTGGATATATTGGTAAATTACGTCATACCATATAAAGATCCTGTAATAAAACAGGATGAATATTTGGTAAATGATCCATAAACCCCAATCTAATATTGTCCACACAAAGTCTTCTCCTAGAATATCATAATTCCACAAGACTTTTATTGCTTCAAATATAGTTTCTACTATATGAAGGATAGGTGGTCCAATATAATCTTCATCAAAACTAGGCACAAAGATCTCCCAAAGTTCATCAATATCAATATCTTCTGCTTTAGCAAACATACTGGTATGATTAGATTTAGTCCACATCTTTGTTGAAATCTTGGCCACTCTCAAATTGGGTTTATGCGGTTTTGGGGATGTTATCAATAATAAGGTGATCAAACAGATGACGACGCCCCATTTAAGGGCCGTCCATCCGTATTTCCCTACTACACTCCTAACATACAACTGATACTTATTTTTCAATGAAGTACTATAAGTCAAATCAGTTCGTGTTTTAGGATCTTTAATCAATTGACACATCAAATCAGTTTCTGCATTATTAGAGATAACTACCATTCTAATACTCTCTCTAACAGCAACAAATCGTGCCGCCATAACTGAGTCATTCACTACTTTTGGTATTTCTTCATTATACTCTTTTGCAAAACGTCTGACTTCTGCCCCCAATACCGATAATTCAGGTCTGTGCATAAACACAGGCATAGCTTTTGTGAATATTTCTGCATTCACTTCTAAAGGTGTAGTTTTAAAACTCCCATCGGCTTGGCGAACATACAATTCAAGATTTAAGTGTCCTGTAACTTCATCATAAGTCAAACTTGTTGGGTAAACAACCCCATTACAATCGACATTATGTTCACAAAGCCAAAATGCTAAGTTTTTAACTGTTCCTATCACTTTCGAATCATGATTCAAATTAGTTAACTTAACAATCCCCTCTCTAAAAATCCCTCGAGCAATTTCAACTGTGACTTTACTCACATCCCATAATTTTGAAATTGTGGATTTTTC